CTCGGATGGAATACTTTCGGTATTGGTACCGGTGGTAAAACAACAGCCTCGATTACAGACGACTATGCTGATAGTGCAACAATAGGTAACTTTAATGTTGGCAAGCAAATTACCGATATGATTCCTGCTACTAGACTTATAGATTCAACAGCGGACTTTGGTATTGGTCTATACAATTCAGGTATTATAGCTATGGATGATGAAGAAGATACCTATGAGAATAGATCAAAGACTTCCAAACAATTACTTAAAGGTCTTAATCTCTTACCTCAGTTGCCCTATTTGTCTCCTGTATTAAGAGACCACGTAAAAGACAGCCTCGAAGAATATAAATATGGATATTAAACAACATGGCAGATACTATTGCTAATTATACAGGTAATGGTACTCAGACTGACTTTGTAGTTCCTTTTGACTACCTTAAGAAGAGCTTTGTACATGTCTATGTGGACAATGGCCTTACTCTTCTTACAGGTGGTGACTATGGAGATACCGGTGCTGACTATTATTTCCTAGATGATACTACGATACGCCTTAAGACTGCCCCTGCTGAAGGTGAAGGTATTGTAGTCAGACGTTATACTTCAGCTACAGAACGAATAGTCTCCTTTGAGGATGCTTCTATTCTCAAAGCTACAGACCTTGATACGTCTCAGCTTCAAGCATTCCATATTGCTGAAGAAGCTAGAGATAACGTTAAGGATGCTATGTTAAGAGACGATGAGGGTAACTGGGATGCTCAGAATGCCCGTATTGTCAATGTAGCTGACCCTGTAGATGACCAAGATGCTATGACTCTTGGTTACTACTTGAACGATAAACAATCCGTCATAGACTTAAAGAATGAAACTAAAGGGTATCGAGACGAAGCTTTAGGTTTCAGAAATGAAGCTGAAGAATTTAAAGATACCACTAAAGGTTACAAAGATGATGCTGAAGAGTCCAAGAATCTAGCTAAAGACTGGGCTATCAAGATGGATGGTAAGGTAGTCGAAGAAGGTGAAGAGATAGACTACTCTGCCAAATATTGGGCACAGTCTGTAGCAGAGATGGGTGAAGCAGCTAAGGTTGTAGCTGACAACATTGAAGATGTTAATACTGTAGCAGACAATATTGATGATGTCAATACTGTTGCAGGTGATCTTGAAGGTTCCTTTAAGCCTCCTCAATTTACCGATATGGGTAGAGTAGGCACAGGTGAAACTGAAGAGATCGAAGTAACCGGTGGTAACATTAAGACTGTAGCAGATAACATTGAAGATGTCAATAGTGTAGCTGGTGCTATCGAAGATGGTTCCCTTCAGACAGCTATAGATTCCGTACCTGTTACTGTTGAAAATGTCCGATTGTCCAATGAGGCTAAAGATGATGCTGTAGCAGCTTCTAACAAAGCTAAAGATTGGGCTATCAAGATGGACGGCAAGGTAACTGATGATGAAGGTCTAGAAGTAGATTATAGCTCTAAATACTATGCTGACCAAGCAAAGGCTTCTGCTGAAGAGGCTAATGTCTCTGCTGATGTTGTGACTGAAGCTGTGACTGAAGGTGTTTCTCAGATCAACGCTTTGTCTCAGCAAAAGGTAACTGAGATAACCAATGCAGGTACGACACAAGTAAACAATGTGAATACTGCCGGTACAACTCAGGTTGAAGCTGTGAATACCACAGGTTCAACTCAGGTGTCTGCTGTAGAAGATGAAGGTGCTTCTCAGGTATCCGCTGTGACTGCTGAGGGTACTAAGCAAAGTGGCCTTGTTACTGCTAAAGGTACAGAACAAATTACCTTGGTAGGACAAAAGGGTGACTCTGTAATTGCCATCATTGATTCTTCTAAAGATGGCCTGATTGAAGAACTTCAGACTGAAGGTGAGACTCAGATTGGTCTTATAGAGACAGCAGGTACAACTCAGGTTGGCAATGTTAATACTGCCGGTACGACTCAGGTAGGCAATGTGAATGATGCAGGTGACACACAGGTTCAAGCTGTGAATACTGCTGGTACTAATCAGATTGCTGCTATAGGTACTGCTGCTGAAGAAGCTATAGCTGATCTTGAGCCTTACGTAGAGAAAGCTCAGGCATGGGCAGAGAAGACCGATGGCCCTGTTGAAGGTGGTTCTTATAGTGCCAAGTATTGGGCTAATCAAGCATCGAGTGGTCAACTTAATGCTGACTGGAATGAGACAGATTCTAGTAATAAAGGTTATATTAAGAATAAACCTGATCTTTCTGTTTATGCTGAAAAGACCTATGTCAATAGTGCTTTAAGTAGTGCTTTGGTTTATAAGGGTTCTGTCAATACGTATGCTAATCTTCCTGTAGCTTCACAGAAAGTAGGCGATATGTATAACGTAGCTCAGGCTGATAGTTCTCATAATATTAAAGCAGGAGACAATGTAGCTTGGAATGGTAGTGCTTGGGATGTACTAGCGGGTGCTGTTGACTTGTCTGCTTACTTGACTAAATCGAGTGCTTCTTCTACGTATGCTACAATAGATGATCTTGATGCTACGAATAACAGCCTTGATACCCTTGAGACAACTGTAGGAACTAAAGCTAATGATTCTGCTGTAGTTAAACTTACAGGAAACCAAACGATTGCCGGTACTAAGACCTTTAGTTCTACCATTGCAGGTAATATCAATGGTACTGCTAAGAATGTTACTGAAAAGTTCTCTTTGTCAGCTAGAGGTGACATAGCGTATGGTACTAACAATGGTTATGTCATTGATAAAACTGCACTAGCTTATTGGAATGGTAGATATAATAAGAACTCAAGTAACCTTGAGTATTGCAAAAATGGTTCTATTGTTGGTACTACAGGTAACCAAACCATTGGTGGTACTAAGACATTCTCTTCAACGATAGTTGGTAGTATCAATGGTAATGCTGCTACGGCAAATACCTTAAAGACAGCTAGAACAATCAATGGTACTTCCTTTAATGGCTCTGCGAATATCAACATTAATAATATTGTCTCCAGAGGGCTAGTAACTGCACTTACTGGTTCTACTAGAGGTTCAATTAAAGGTATTCAGCTTTATGAAGCTTATAAGAATGGGTATCCTTATCAATATGGTAATGTCATCCACATGAGAGGTTCTAGAGAAGAGTATGGTGGTGACAATGAAATCATGTTTACTTGGAAGGGTACAGATAGGGTATTCATTAGAAGTCTTAAAGATACTGCTAGTTCTGAGTGGACTGAGTGGAGTGAACTACAGGTAGTTAGAACTGATTATGGGAGAGTAGGTAGTTAATATGAAATCAGGGGATTTTAGATGGCTGTAAATTTAACTAACTTAGACATATCCACAAGATATGCTCTACAAGAAGACTTTGATAATGGATTTGTTGGTAGAGACAGACAAATCGTTATACAAACGGATGATGCTAAAGGGTATCGTCCAATTATCATGGATGGTAAGACTTCGGGTGGCAAGAACAAGGTTGCTCTTATGGATGACCTTGAAGATTGGAAACCTGCAAGAGCAACTAGTGCAGACAGGTTGCAAACTGCAAGAACAATCAGAACGAATCTTGCTTCTACTTCTACTGCATCCTTTAATGGTACTGCTAATGTAACACCGGGTGTTCAAGGTATCCTTGGTATTGCTAATGGTGGTACAGGCAATGATGAGGGTACTGTTGCTAAATTGACTACAGCTCGTACCTTTATTTGCAACCTAGAGTCAACTACTGCTGGTTCCTTCAATGGTTCTGCTAATGTGACTCTTGGTGTCTCTGGGGAATTGCCTATTGCAAGAGGAGGTACAGGTAGAAATGATGGTCATGCACCTAAAGACATCCTTATGTCTGGCAATAGAGGAAACCTTAACGGATATGAGAACTCTAGCAATGTAACTTCAGCTAGTATGACTGTAAATAATAGTTCGAGAGATTCTATTTGTTGGACTTATTCAGGAACTATGGCTTTGACTATCAGTAACGGTGCTGCTAATCAATCGTGGACTAAGGTTATTGTTATGAACAATGCGAATAGTGCTGGTAAATTAAATGTAACTGCTGATTCGTCTAAGTTTACTTGGATAACCGATAATGCTACTAGTCTTCCTACTAAAGCTTTTGTTGGCATTATGGTTGTTCACTGGTCTAATACTCATGGGTTTATTTCTCTGATGTTTAAGGAGTCTTAATGCCATGATTAAGAAATATATTTATAAAGGAAAAGAATACACGTCTGTTTACCAATTGAAGAAAGACATTTGGGCACAAGACGGTAAAGCCTTTTCTACTCCTAATGATGCTGCTGGATGGGCAATATATGGGGTTGTCTATCAAGAACTCCCTGACCCTGAACCGGTAGAACCTTCTTTGGAGGAAGTAAAGAAAATCAAACTAAATGAACTTGAAAAGAAGTTCCTTAGTTGGTATGAAGATGACGCTAAGATGATCTCTAGCTTAGGATATGAGTGTGACTCTGATGCTAGAGCTATGATGGACGTTAATGGTCTGGTTATAGCAGCTGAGTCTGGAGCTATGACTTATAGTTCTATCTTCATGGATGCTAATAATCAGCCCCATACGGTATCCTTGGAACAACTCAAGACAATACAGCTTGAGATCATTACAGCAGGACACTCTGCATATAATGAAAAGTGGGCTTATAGAACAGCTATTGAATCTGCTGCATCCGCAGAGGAAGTCAATGGTATCACTATAAGTTTCACTAAGTGTGACTTTAGTAGCAATGAGGCATCCTGATTACTTTCAGGTACTTGTTGCATTAGACCAATTAGTGAATACACTTTTTGGTGGTTATGCAGATGAAACGGTGTCTAGTCGATCACATAGAGCTTACATTACAGGTAAGCGAAAGTGGACTAGAAATTTAATTAACCTATTATTCTTTTGGCAAGACGATCATTGTAAGGAGGCGTATGAAAGTGAACTTAATAGGTTACAATACCCTCCTGAATTTAGAGAGGATGCTAATTAATAGATATGCTAAATAAAGACTTAATATTTAGCTTGATGTCAATAATGGGAGACAATATGTTGTTTCCAGACTTTGGTTCTACAACAGACACAATTACTCTAGACCCAAAAAAAACATATACTGCTAATTCTGATTGTATAGTATATTTCAAAAACAACTTCCCAGTTTATAGATTATTTGTAAATGGGAGTAGTCTTGTTAAAGACGACGCTGGTTATGAATTTATGCCAGGTTCTAGTATTTTCTTAAAAGAGGGTTCTACTATATTAAATGATGCTAATAGTTCTTCATTTTTATTCTATGTAGTTCCCTTAGTAAAATCTGGGGGGGGGTATAAGTTCCCTATAGTCTCCTTTTTGTCTTACCAATTGAATAATATGGTTTGTATCAATAACGAGATTAAGTTTAAGAAGAGAGCTTAATATATGTTTGATAAAGACAGAATATTATTCTCATTGGTTGGACTTATAGGAGACGATGATATGGTAATTGTTCCTAATAAAAATTCTCTTTCTGCAATAAGCGGAAAGAATACTCCTTATACGTTTAGTACCCCTATAATAGTAAAAAGGCTCACTAATATGGTGTTTCCCGATGTGGGTTTTATATATACTATAACATATCCTGATGGTTCTTCTTTAACTGTTGATACTGATGAACTAAATCTTGAAGGTGTGTATTATCCCGCAGGTACAACAATTGAATTTGAGATTAAAGATGGCAATAGGATTCTACAATACATAGAATGCAAATATGTTAAGTAATATGTAACGAACACTTGAAATTTTTACTTATAAGCCCCATATAGTCTATATAATAGAATACCCTAGGACACTAACCTAGGAATAGACAGTTTTGTATAGATAACCTGTCTGACCTGAATGGAACAAACTATACACAACAATAAATGGATAAACTAAATGTATTCTTTTGAACATAAAGATACAGAACATCCTATGAGAGACATGAGGACTGTCCTTGAGAAATACCGTGATACTGAAGAAGGAGTGACGAATGAAGGTAATTAAAAGAGACGGACGAGAAGTAGAATACGATTGGGATAAAGTAGAGTCAGCTATTGGTAAAGCCTATGCTGCTGTAGGACGCAACATTGAGTTTCCTGATCTGAATATGTTGTGTTGTCTTAAAGAGCTTGAAGCAGAACTTAAAGATATTTCTGTGTTCAACGAAAAGATAACCGTAGAAGAAATTCAGGATATGGTTGAAAGATTCCTGAGTGGACATGATTGCTTTGAGACAGCTAAGGCTTTTATTCTTTATCGTGAACAACACAGAAAGCAACGTACAGCAGTCCAAGTCAAGGAAGCTATAGAAGAATACATTGGCCATGCTGACTGGAGAATTAAGGCAAATAGTAATCAGGGGTATTCCCTTGGTGGTATGATTCTGAATACTGCCGGTAAGATCACAGCAAACTATTGGCTCAATGAAGTTTATCCTAAAGAGATCGGAGAGAGACACAGAGATGGTTCCTATCATATTCACGACTTGGATATGCTCTCTGGTTATTGCTGTGGACACAGCCTTAGGGCATTGCTTGAGGAAGGTTTTAATGGTATTGTAGGTAAGATTTCAAGCAATCCTCCTAAGCATTTCTCTACGGCCTGTGGTCAGATTGTGAATTTCCTTGGATGTCTTCAGAATGAATGGGCTGGGGCACAAGCATTCTCTAGCTTTGATACCTATATGGCTCCCTTTGTACGACTTGATAACATGAGCCTTGAGGACATCAAGAGAGAACTTGAGTCTATGATCTTCAGTCTCAATGTAGGTAGCCGTTGGGGTTCTCAATGTCCCTTTACGAATCTCACGTTTGACTGGGTATGCCCTGATGATTTGAAAGACAAGCACCCGATTATTGGTGGTGAAGAACAAGAGTTCACCTATGGTGACTTCCAAAAGGAAATGGACATGATTAACAGAGCCTTTATGGAAGTGATGATTGAAGGTGATAAAGATGGTAGAGCCTTTACGTTCCCTATTCCTACCTATAATATCACAGATGCTTTTGACTGGGAGCATCCTAATTGTGAGTACCTGTTTAAGATGACAGCCAAGTATGGCAACCCTTGACAACACTAGGGGTTGTAAAATCGTGTGAACTCAGGGAAACTCCCTCTGGGACAATCCTGAGCCAAGCTTTTCGTAAATAACAAAACAACACAAAACATATTTCTATAAGGATAGATTATGAGACCTATTACAAATAACTACACTGAAATCGACACCTACTTTGATAAACCTGAATATTCGATACCTGACCTAACTAAAATGTTCGGTATAAGTACACAGAGTATTCATGGGCATTGGAGGACAAAGTATGGTAGAGACAAACTGAAAGAAAGAAACCGTATTGTCAAGCATTACAAGAATGCTGGAGAGAATCATCCTAACTACGGTAAACGTGGTGCTGATGCCCCTAAGTATAAAGGTGTTATCAATGCTGACAAGGGTTACTTTATGATTTATAAACCCTCATGGTACACCGGCAGAAAGAATTGTAAGCACGTCTATCTGCATCACGTGGTTGTCTGTGAGAGACTGGGTATTTCAAAGATACCTCAAGGATGGTGTGTCCATCATTGTGACAAAGATAAATCCAATAATTCCTTTGAGAATTTAGTGTTGTTGACTCAAGGGGATCATTCAAGGCTACACGATTATTTACGAAAAGAAGGTGCAACGACTATCTCGAAAGAGAGTACACTCAAGTGGGTGGAAGCGCACGGTAAAGTTTTCAACAAAGAAGACTTTAATGATATAGTCTGTTCTATTAGGTAACTAATAGCTGTGTAAATTCACGGGGGAGGATTAACGACCCTCCCTGAACATAAAAGTATTTTGCTAACTACTGCAATAGTGAACTGAAGCCTACCGATATTCGTTCTATGTGTTGCAGACTTAGACTTGACCTTAGAGAATTGCTAAAGAGAGGCAATGGGTTGTTCGGTAGTGCAGAGCAAACCGGTAGTATCGGTGTTGTCACAATCAACATGGCTAGACTAGGGTACAAGCATAAAGGTGACAAAGAAGGTCTTTTAGTTGAACTACAGGATTTGATGGAGCTTGCTAAAGACAGTCTTGAGATCAAGCGTAAGTTTATCACTAAGATGATGGGTGAGGGACTGTATCCGTACACTAAGCGTTACCTTGGTACTTTCAGGAACTTCTTTAGTACGATCGGTGTCAATGGTATGAACGAAATGGTTCGTAACTTTACGGATGACAAAGAGGACATTACGACTGACTTTGGTGAACAATGGTGTCTTGAAGTCTTGAACTACATCCGTAAAAAGATGATTGAATTCCAAGAAGAGACTGGAAACCTATACAATCTGGAAGCTACTCCTGCTGAAGGTACAACCTATAGATTTGCTAAAGAAGACTTGAAGAGATACCCTGATATTCTTCAGGCTGGCACTAAAGAGAATCCTTACTATACGAATAGCTCTCAGTTGCCTGTAGGATTCACGGATGACCCCTTTGAGGCTCTTCTGAGACAAGAAGAGATGCAATGTATGTACACCGGTGGCACAGTATTGCACCTGTATATTGGTGAACAGATCAGCTCTTGGGAATCCTGTAGAAACCTTGTAAGAAAGGCAGTTACTAACTTTAAGTTGCCTTATATTTCTGTTACACCTACATTCTCCATTTGTCCTAAACATGGATACCTTGCAGGTAAACATGACCATTGTCCTTTATGTGATAAAGAAATCATTGAAAAATATAAAGCTAAGGAGTGTTGTAAATGATAAGTGAAGTAGATATTGAACAAAAGATTCTTAAAGAACACGCTGAAGAAAGACAGCCTTGTGAAGTATGGTCTCGTTAACCTACTAGCGTGACCTTTTAAAAACGATGCCTAAACGGGGAAACTCTCACTGAGACAATCCCGTGCTAAACACTATATGAGAAACCCTTGGAGGTTGATATATGATGATTGAAATCTGGAAAGACATCCCTGAATGGGAAGGACTCTATCAAGTATCTAATATGGGTAGAGTCAAGAATACTAAAAGAAACAAAGTCAAAGTCCTTGATATGAACAATGCAGGTTATCTCAGAGTCCAGCTTTGTGATAACACCAGGCGCAAGAAATACTTTATCCATCGTCTGGTAGCCCATGCGTTTGTTGATGGTTACTTCGATGGCGCTCAGATAAATCACATTGACATGGATAGGACTAACAACTGTGCTGACAATCTTGAATGGGTAACTCCTAGTGAAAACCAAAAGAAAGCTGTGGCTATCAAAGGGTTGCACAAAGGACACTTTAAAGACGTACCTTACAAGATCACTTTTAGTAATGGAGCTACAATCTACTTCGATAATATGCCCCTTGTCGCTAGGTCTGTTGGTCTGTCCAAGAGTCTTCTCTATTACAGACTCAACGGTAAAGACAAGGTTTATCTTAAAGAAGTCGATGGGTATCTTTCCAAGTGTAATGCCTAGAGACTATCCGCACAGCGGAGTAAGTAGCATAATGCTATTGAAACGGTATCCATAGATGATATAGTCCGAACTCATAGGCGACTATGAGATTAACATAATTGGTGATGGGTTACCTTAGACCTACCTCCGGCTACAATAAAGGTAAGATAGGAGAGTTTAATGAACGAAAGTTTTTTAAAGAACCAAAAGCTAAAGATATACAGTGCTGATTGGTGTATGAAGTGTAGGAGCCTCAAGAACACTTTGGATAGACTTGGAGTATCCTATGAAGTTATAGATGTATCTAAGTTATCAGAAGAAGAATATGCCTCAATTCGTGAGCTTCCTACTATTGAACTCAATAATAATAGACTTTCTGGTGAAATACATTTGAAAGCCCTAAAAGAATTCTTGGGTTTGTAAAATATGCTGGTATTAGATGACGAGGATGTCAAGAAGATTGCTGATGGTGTATTGCAGTCTTCTCCTCCTGCTGTGGTCTCCTCATGTACTCTTCTTGGCTTCCCGTTATCTGATTGGGTTTATATAGCAACAATCATTTATACATTTGTTGGAATCCTTAGTATCATAAAGAGATATTGGGTTGACCCCTATCTTAGAGCTAAAAGAAGACTAAGAGAAATAGAAGCAAGGATTAAAAGAGAACATGAGCAACAAGAAAAAGAAAACCACACAAGAACTTGAAGAACTCCTAGGGTTAATCCAAGAGAAACTTTATGATGCTATGAGTAACGACTTGGATGATCCTCAAAAGCGTTCTCCACAGCTCTACAACGCTATTATTAAGGAGCTAGAACGTAATGGCATAGATTGTGTCCTTAAAGCAGGAGACGATGAAGGAAATGCTTTTAATAGCCTTCTGTTGAAGGTACAGAATACCTATAGTGAAGCAGGATATGACAATCAAGCAATCAACTAATGAACTCCTTCTAGAGTATTATAATAACTTCCCACTATTCTGTAACCTTGTATGGAAGCAAATTGGGCTACCTCAGTTGACACCTATACAAGATCAAATTGCTAAGACACTACAGAATCCTCCTAGTGACAGATACATCATTGAAGGATTCCGTGGTGTGGCTAAGAGTTTCCTTACGTGTGCCTACTGTGTGTGGAGCTTATGGAGAGACCCACAGATTAAGGTAATGATTGTGTCAGCTAACAAAGAAAGAGCTGATGCTAATGCTATCTTCGTTAAGAAGATCATAGATGTACTGCCTTTCTTGTCTCACCTGAAGGCTAGAGAAGGACAGAGAGATACACAGAATCTCTTTGATGTTGGTCCTGCATTGCCTGACCATAGCCCTAGTGTCAAGTCTGTAGGTATCAAAGGGCAGCTTACCGGTAGTCGTGCTGATCTTCTGATCTCAGATGACGTTGAAGTTGTTCAGAATAGCTTCACTCAGGTACTCAGAGATCAACTATTCGAATATGTCAAGGAATATGATGCTGTGATTAAGCCTAATGGTAAGATCATATATCTTGGTACTCCTCAAAATGAAATGTCTTTGTACAATGAGCTACAAGAAAGAGGCTACACCTGCATCATATTCCCTGCTAGATACCCCTATGATGACAAGTCTAGGAATAACTATGGGGATAAACTAGCTCCCTATATCGCTAAGAGATATGATAGTGATCCTAAGAAATACGCAGGGAGACCTACAGACCCCCTAAGATTCGATGAAGAAGACCTACAGAGACGTGAACTGTCTTATGGAAGAGCTGGTTTTGCTCTTCAGTTCATGCTCGATACAACACTCTCAGATGCCGATAGATACCCGCTCAGGCTTCAAGATTTCCTTGTGGGTATGTTTGATAGGGTAGAGGCTCCAATGAAGCTTACGTGGCTTCCTGAGGCCAGCAAAAGGCTGTCTAGCGATACTCCTACGATGGGACTTAAGGGTGACTACTTCTATTACTACAATACAGCCTCAGAAGAGATCAAAAAGTATGACTATAAGATGATGGCAATCGATCCTTCGGGTAAGGGCAAAGATGAGTCTGCGTACTGTGTTTTGTATTATCTTAATGGTTATATTTATTTGATGGAAACTGGAGGATTCTTAGGAGGTTATTCAGAGCCTGTCCTAAATAAACTAGCAAATATAGCTAAAAAGTATAATGTGAATGAGGTAGTCCTAGAAGGAAACTTCGGTTCAGGAATGTACACTAGACTTTTTGAACCAGTATTAAAAAAAGTATACCCTAACTGTGGCATCACAGAAGTAACTTCTAAAGGACAAAAAGAATTACGCATCATAGATACTATAGAACCTATCTTAGGAAATCATAAACTATGTGTTACTCCCGAGTGCATACAAAAAGATTTTAATAGTGTACCGGAAGGAGACTTTAAGTATTCATGCTTCTATCAGTTGACTAGAATCACACACGATAAGGGAGCATTGATACATGACGATAGAAGAATTTGTCGTCAATAAAACCCTTAAATTCGGTGGAACTCTCTTTAGGAATCTAATGAGACAATACCGAGCCGAGCTTAATTGCAGGTGTAACGACTATCCGTAATGGAGTAGGTAGCAAGTGCTATCGAAAAATGGGTGAAAAAGATATAGTCTGAACTTCATGGTGACATGAAGCATCTACATTTTACAATAGGAGAATTTCTATTATGAACAAAAATCAAAATTATTACGAAGGTTATAATAATGTTGGTCTTCATCTGAAGGCTAATAGACTAAAAGGTAAAACTTGGCTGGTTACTTTTACAGATACAGGTAGCACACGCAAAGCAAATATAGACAACATTAAAAAAGGTAAAGTTAAAGACTTATATTATCCTTCAAGATATGGTATAGGCTATGACGGAGAATTTATCAGAGTACCTTATTGGAGAAAAGCTAAAGATTTGTGGTCTAACATGCTAAAAAGATGTTACTTTGAAAATGATTCCAAAGGTTATTTTGGAAGATGTACAGTAGCTCCTAGATGGCATTGCTTTGCTAACTTTTTAGAGGATATGAAAACCCTTCCTAATTTTGATAAATGGTTGAAAAACACTACCCCATACGAATTAGACAAGGACTCTATTGTCCCTAATAATTCTGTTTACTCAAAAGACACCTGTATGTTTCTTGATAGACACACAAATAGGGCTAATGGTAAGGGTGGTAAGAAACTAGTAGATGGTTGCTGGGTAACGACCGGCAATTAACATATTGAGATTAGATAGTCTTGCTATAGGATGTGCATATCTAAAGGACTTTATGGGGATTGATGCTGATGAAGGTATATCTGAGACTAGTGCCCAATGGTATGAAGACTCTATGGATGGCCTATTGAAGCATCTTACAACTAAAACCTATGGTAAATACCTTGTTGATACATACGATGATGGTATGGACAATGTAGCTAATATCTCTATCTTTTGACACAAATCAATGTATATAAGGGTAATCCCTACTTGAATAATATAATCTTACTAATAGAAGTTAGACTAAAAATAATAAAATCTGACTGTAGAAAAACAAAAGTAGGGCTTTAGGTATATACAAGAGTATTGTAAAAAACTAAGGGTGTAACTTAAAGTTCCTTATAGAGGTGGTATCTTATTGTTTCCAATGTTCATTGATGATTACAATAAGGATAGTCTCTAGTAGGCTATAGAGACTTAAAGCTCCTTATAGGAGTGGTAACCTAAATGATGTAACAGATGGAGTAGGGAATAATAATGATACAAAGACTCTTGTCTATCCTTAGGAATCCTAAGGTCGTACATTGGGTGAAACTTGTGGTAGTTGTGGTGTTGTTTGTGATTGCGTTGGTGAATAAAGATGTCGATCAATTACTGCAAGTTGTAACCCAAGTGCTATTACCTTGAGGTACACCTACCGGTACACCTATAGGTTTATACCTCGATTAAAAAAATTGAAAATAATTATAAGACCTCACTTAAATTTAATGAGGCGTTCATTACCCCCTGTGGGTGCCCTTGAGTATCACTAATAGATACACATGAGGGGACACTATAGGGTTTGTTCTAATTGACATGTAGGGGAAGCTTATGGTATAATCATAGGTTTCCCCTTTTTTTTATCTAGGTATAGTGGTTAGACTCTAGGTTGATACTATAGGTTGTAGCTATAGGTGATATATCTGTACAACCTATAGTATTACCTACAAATAAGTAATAGTATTACCTACAGTTGATTACAGGGTTATTCCTTAGCTACCGGTGTTGACATTGTGATTAACTTGTGGTATCACACGTGCGTACTGACATAAAGGAAATAGGGACATCTATACGGTTACTTATGGTTTACAATTTTTTACACTCTAGGTCTTGACAATGGGGTTTTAGTGCTTTACTATTCGAGGCATGGAAAACAAACAAACATTTGGTTTCCAAAGTTCTTTAAAAATTTGGATATTTGCTAGACACTTATAAAGCTTATGGATGCTTTATAGAGATAGACCAAAATAGTAGGCTATCCGAGTGTACTAGGTGCTAAGATAGAGTAGGCTCTAGCATGATTCTCCTTCGCTATTCCCTAGGTAAACCTAGGGTCTAGCCTAAAGGTTACAACTAAGTGACCTTTAGGGTAGAAAAACAACCAAGTGTTGGGAGAAAAATCATGTATGAAAGCAAGTCTTTCAAGTTCAGCTACACCACTATAAACATCAGTCTTTCGAAAGAGGGAAGGATTTATAGGGTGACTCAACTGGCATACGAAGGGCTATCAATCGTCAGTTGGCCTTTTAGCGATCTTGAACGAGCAAGAAAGTTTTATGAAAAGCTTGTTAACGACAAGATCGAAAAGGGATTCAAGGAGCTTTAAAAAAGTCTAAAGGGATTATCCTAGATAATGGGATAATCTCCCTAGGCTTTTCTAGGAATGTTTTAAGGAGAAAAACAAATGACAAACGTTAATTTGTCAAAACTTCGTGAAGAACTCTTGGACACTCTCAGCGGTTACGCTAAAGACTTCGCAATTAAATGCGAAGACAATTTTGATAACCACGTGAGTGGTCAAGAGTACATCAGCGACTTGATTAGTGAGTTTTCTGATGAATGGACGGATGTTTACTATAGCGACCTGAAACAATGGGCCATGAATCACATTGATGATCTGGAAGCTGTAATTGACGAAGGATATTATGATCCTTCGCACAAGTATAGTTTATTTAATCACATTCAGGCCGCCCAATACATGAGCATTGAGCATGAGATCAACGATAATCTTTCAGACATCATTCGTTATTTGGCTATCTCGTATCTCTGGAGAGTATCCGAAAAGGATATGACAGAAGACGAAGTGGCCGGTCTTGAGGATTACTTAGACCCTTGTGCAATGAATACCTTCGATGAGATCAAGGAGTCTGTGGATAACTTTATTGAGGCTGTCTAATGAGTCTTGAGGATTTTGTTGCCATTGTTACAATGGTTTGTACCGTAACAGGTGCATTAACCATTGTCTGCCTGATGGTATATTTCATGTGGCATTAACAATAACAGTTACCCCTAAGCTTTAAAGGAGAGTTTAGGGGCAATTAAATATAACTATTGGGAAACTAATGGTTATATTTGATTGATAATACTGTCAATCAGTTTAACAAAAGGGGAAACCAAATGAAAGTTAAAAATCCTTTCTACTATATCATGGTTAAAGAAAACCTAAACGGTGCCTATCGCTTTGTGTCTATCAATTGCAAGACTGCAACAGATGCTAAGGCTTTTGCTCTGGCCTATCCCACAGCAGAACAAGCATATAAGCGAGTGGCTATGCTTCAAAACATTCAGCCTGAAAAACTCTTTGGGGTACTCAGGCTTGTCGAAGAAGAAGAGATAGGGGAAAGCTAGAGAATAAAATCTGACTGTAAGAGAGACCTAGGGGGTAACTTAATGTTATACCCCAGGTTACTTACTTAAAGTTAACTGAAACTGGACTTTAAGTAAGTAACCTTAATAACAACCCTTAATTAAGACCTTTAAGGAGTAAAACTTATGGTTGATTTAAGGAAAGACATAAGCTATGAAGCTCTCGTGTCTAAATATGGGGAATCTCTGGTTAACACAGAGATAGACCTAGAGTTGGAGTCTAAGGAGCTTGCAAAAGAAAAATTCTTGCATGATCTTTATGCTCAGAATAATCCTTCAGGAAATAGACTCAAGGAGAGAAAACAAAGCCAACTAAAAGGAACGACAGGAACACTTTTAAAGGAGTGTATTCCGGTCTTTCAACAGGGATTGGAGAGATATTATCAAGCTGTAGATACCGGCAGGCCCGGTAAGAGACATATTATTTGTAGTCTTTTCCGTGAGATGCCTACTAACTACATTGCCTATGTGTCTCTCAAGGCTATCTTGTCAAGGACAGTCGGAGTTAAAAAGACCGTTGTGGGATTGTCTAATCTTTGCAAGGGTATAGGCGCAGACATCGAACAAGAGCTGCGCTTTAGTCGTATCTTTAACTCTCTTGAAGACAAGAGAAAGACACAAGTCAGTCAAGGATTGTCTAAGCGTATTGGCTTGTCTTATCGTGAAGCCTTTATGCGGTATATCGAAAAGACAAGCATTGAAGATGGCTTGATAGATGACTGGAAGAAATGGAGTGAAGAGCAGAAAGTAACCGCAGGGTTAAAACTTGTAGAGATTTTTATCGAATCTACGGGTTTAGCTAAACTCCAAAAGACAAGTCAGATCAACACGAAGGGATATTGTTATCTCTTTGTCTTCGATCAAATGATGCTTGACTATATAGACCACAATGACGAAATGTTGGCCGATATGTGTTTCAAGTTTAGACCTATGGTTATTCCTCCGAAGGACTGGACAAGTCCCTATGATGGAGGTTATTACATTAACCTAAAGCGTCAACCCTTGTTAATAAAGGAGTCCAAAAAGGAAGTCGCAGACTTTTATAAAGACGTTGACATGCCCAATGTCTATAAGGCTGTCAATGCAATTCAAAAGACTGCATGGAGAATCAATCGTAGAGTCTTGGACGTAGCTAACGAAATCCTTGATTGGAAGGCTATACCTGAAGCCTTAGGGATTCCCTCAGCCGAGCCTGAAGAGAAACCGCTAAGACCGGCTGAAGCTGATACCAATGAGGAAGTCGCTAAAGAGTGGCGTGTGAGAATGACTCACTACTACTCACGCCAAGCAAGCCTTAGGGGTAAACGCATTCTGGCTAATGCTCTTGTCTCTATGGCAGATTCCTATAAGGATTATGAGGCAATCTACTTTCCCCACAATCTGGACTTCCGAGGACGAGTCTATCCGATGACTACTCTCAGCCCTCAAGGTTGTGATTTGTCTAAGGGCCTGCTGGAGTTCTCCGAAGGTGTTCCTTTAGGTGAACACGGGGCAATGTGGCTGGCCTTTCAAGGTGCTAATTGTTATGGCCTTGACAAAAAGCCTATGCAAGAACGTCTTGAGTGGGTGTATAGCAATTCAGACATGATTGTGTCTATCGCTCAGAAGCCTTTAGATGATCTCCGATGGGTAGATACAGACAGCCCATGGGAATTCTTAGCGTTTTGCTTTGAGTGGGCTGATTATCTGGCAAAAGGTGAACTCTTTGTCTCACACTTGCCTGTGGCCTTTGATGGCTCCTGTAGTGGACTGCAACACTTCTCAGCGATGCTAAAAGATGCTATCGGTGGGAAGGCTGTCAATCTTGTTCCTAGCGATACCGTGCAGGACATTTACAAGATTGTTGCAGACAAGGTTACAGGGTACCTCAAAGAAGATGCTCAGAATGGCTCTCAGGACGCGATAGAGACCCTTGAGGATGGGGGGCAGTACCTTCGTAAGGGTACGACCTCTATGGCTCAAGAATGGCTCTCCTATGGCGTTACACGCAAGGTTACCAAGCGTAGCACCATGACTCTGTGTTATGGCTCTAAGCAATATGGATTCGCCGAGCAAGTCCTTGAGGATACAATCCTTCCGGCTATTGCAAAGAATCCTACGGCCTTTTCAAAGCCTCAGCAGTCAGCTCGATACATGGCTGCTTTGATCTGGAAAGCTTTAGGGGATGTTGTAGTCAAGTCTGTCGAAGCAATGGATTGGCTACAAATTGTCTCTGGACTTCTGGCTACTGACAAGGACTATAAAGGGAATGCCCTACCGGTTACATGGGTAACACCTGCTGGATTCCCTGTCCGACAGAAGTACCAAAAGACTAAGCTCAAGAACATTAAGACTGTCTTGAATGGCTCTATCACAATCATTGAGCCTGATGGAGAAAAACAGTTAACTGAAGGCACGGCTTTGAATACATCAGTACAGGTTACTGATGGAAACAAGCTGGACACTAGAAAGCAACGTCAAGGGATTGCACCTAACTTTGTTCACAGTATGGATGCAAGTCATTTGATGCTTACGGTGTGTGCCTGCGTTGACAAGGGTATCAATGCTTTTGCTATGATCCATGACTCCTATGGTACTCATGCAGGTAAGGCAGACATTCTCTATCAGACTGTCAGAGAAGTTTTTGTCAACACCTACACAGAGCATGATGTCCTTCAGGAGCTACACGATCATGTAGCAAACCAACTGAGACCTTCGACTCTCAAGGATTTGCCTAATCCTCCAACTAAAGGAGACTTGGACTTGAGCCTTGTCTTACAAAGCCTGTATGCTTTCAGTTAGAGATAAAATCTGACTGTAAGAAAAACAATCAACTTTGCCCTAGGTTAATGCTAGGAAACTAGCTATGCCTAGGGTTTATTTTTATTAACTATTACGAAGATAAATTATGCAAGCAGTTAAAGCCCCGCGTTATACGACTCCTCTGGGTGTTGCTCAATATCCTTGGCTTGTCGAACCCGATACTAAGTTCAATCCTGATGGTGACTATAAAGTTAACATGTTGTTTGCTGAATGGACACCTGAACTCAAGTACATTGTCAATGATCTCAAGCAAATGCTTGAAGAATACTATCAGGCAATCATTTCAGACCCGAAGTATGCTAAGAATGCTTCAAAGATTCAGAAGGCAGACATTTGGGATGAAGATTGCGATGGAAACATTGTGATGAAGTTCAAGCAAAAGGCTGTCATCAAGTCCATCAAGGGTACTCACGAAGTTAAGATTCCGATCTTTGACTCTAAGGGTAAGCCTTTGTCTGATATTAAGCTCGGTGGTGGCTCTCAGATCAAGCTCTGTTTTTCGGCAGCTCCCTACTATGTACCTTCGACTCGCATGTGTGGCTTGTCTCTTCGTCCTGTTGCAGTCCAAGTGATTGAACTCAAAGAATGGGCTGAAGGTGGCACGATGCAAGCCTATGGGTTTGAATCTGAAGATGGCTATGAGGGTGCAGAAGCAGCAGCAGCAGAAGACGATGATCCTCCGTTTGAAGACTTCCATAACGACCCTGTTCCCGATCTCTCTGACGATGATCCTCGTACCGGAGCTAATAATTTCTAATTTATGACAACCCGAAGTGCCTGCTATAGCCGTTATGGTAGGCACAACAGATCGACCTATCGGAGTGGGCTTGAGCAGGCAGTAGATGAACTCCTCAAGTCCCATTCCATAGATGGCCGATACGAACAATTTTATATTGATTATGTTGTGCCGGAATCAGAACACAAATACACGCCTGACTTTGTGCTACCTAACGGGATTATCATTGAAACTAAAGGCGTATGGGATGCTGAGGATAGAAGGAAACACCTGTTAATCAAAGAACAACATCCTGAATTGGACATTCGTTTTGTCTTTAATAGATCGAAGAGTCCAATATATAAAGGCTCAAAGACAACTTATGCGTCTTTCTGTGAGAAATACGGATTCAAGTATTCTGACAAAAAGATACCTGAGGAATGGTTTAAGGAGCCTAAACGTAAATACTCAAAGACTATTCTAAAGGAAAAGAAGAAATAATGAAGACAGACTTTCATAAGAATTTTATAAAAGTAAAGTCTAGAACATCAACTAAATATATTGTCGTTCATTGTTCTGCAACTCAGAATAAACCTGAGATTGATTGGAAGACCATTGATAGGATGCACAGAGAGAATGGATGGCTCATGTGTGGGTATCACTATGTGATTAAGACTGATGGAACAATTCAAAATGGACGTGATAGGGAGGCTATAGGTGCCCATGTATCTGGATTTAATGATTGCTCTATCGGCATTTGTCTTGTGGGTGGTGTGGATTCTAAGTCAAAACCCATAGATAACTTTACGGATGAGCAAAAGGAAGCTCTTGCGCAGCTCCTTTTGGAACTCAAGAACGAGTATCCTGAAGCAATCATTCAAGGACACAGAGATTTTGAAGGTGTCGCTAAAGATTGTCCTTGCTTTGACGTAAAGAAATGGATGGAGAAGCATTGTAAGCTAGTTCCTTTTTCTAATGGCGAACTACCGGCTATTTTTGCTAAATATGACTTGTCTAAGAATATTTTTGATCTCTTGAATCCTAACTTCAATTCTGCATCTAAATTTGTAAGAGTGCGATAATGAAAGTTACTGTTATAGCTTCCATTGTGTCTCTTATTGCCGGTGGCTACATTGGATACAAGATTGCTAATGATGATCTTCAGGAATACATTCAGGCATCATTAAAGGCATACAATGAAACTGAACAACTTAACAAGGAGGCTATGCAGGAACTTGAAAAAGAGAAAGACAACATTATATCAAACCTCATTGTCTCACTTGATGCAATGCGGGATTATCAGTCTGCTATTAGGGACTCTGCTAACAGGGTGTACGACAACACCCGTAGCAGTAACAACAGAGACACCAAAACTGATGATTCCTGCGGAACTCTTAGAGAAACACTCAGAGAACGCTCAGAACTACTCGGAAGATGTTCTAAGCTTCTTGAACGAGGCACAGAAGAGCGTACAGCAGAAGCCTTAAAGCATGATGCTCTGGTGGATATTGTGAAGAAATGCCAGAGTAAGCAATAAAATCTGACTGTAAGAATACAACTCTCAACTAGGAGAAAACTATGAAATATAAGTTCACACTTAAAGATCAGTACAAAAAGCTGAAGGAATTGTATCCTGAAATTGAAGCTAGAGTTACAGAAGCAGTTGAAGCTGATGGTTGTTATAATACTTTTGGTGATTATTTGAGTATTCATAATGTTGTAACAGGCTGCTATGATAGACTTTGGGTTTCAGAAAACTTCTTCGAAAAAGAAGATAACAGAACGTATTTCGTAAAGAGCGTTAATCCTCTTAGCAAGGTCTTGAATGGTTGCATTCTTGATGATGATCAATATAAAGAACTTCAACAGGCTATTAAAGATCAGATGGGGGATAGCACTAGTTTCGTTAGTGTCTCATTGACAATGTGTGGGAACGAACAACACTTCAACATTGCTAAATTTGATATTGGCGAAGAGTAATATTTAAAAGTGCGCCTATAGTTCAATTGGATAGAACAGCAGTCTTCTAAACTGTACGGCATACGAAGCCCTAGATGCAGGTTCGAGTCCTGCTAGGCGTACCAAAAGGATATAATTAATGCACGAAGAAGATAACCTGAAGATCAACAACAAGGGAAACCCTATTTTCGATAAGGGTAGTGTCATTGGTTGTGACTATCGTACTGAAGAGAAAATTTGCTTTATTGGAAAGCATTATGGTTTTTGGAAGCAACTCGAAAAGCTAAACGAAGAGACAGACGAACTCCGGCACGAATTGTTGACCCTTTTGTCAATTAAGGATGCCTACGATGCTGGTGACTACGAGAATGAAGCTGATGAAGATGGTACCGGTGAAGACTACTTTAAGATGGACATCACGCATCAGTTCTATAAGACTGCTGAAGAGATTGCAGACACTATTGTAGTCATTAAGACTATCCTTTCAGAGAAACCTGAACTGGCTAATTTGGTTGAAGCCTTTATGAATTTGAAGACTACTCGTCAAGTTTATCGTATTGCAACGGATTGTGAACTTGTTGGTATGACTTCGTATGTATTTGCAGCAGCAGAAAAATGATTGAAAACGATATAGCTAAAGATGCCCTTGAAGCTAATGGTGCCCATTATCGTAAGTGTGGTGTAGAGCCTTTTGCCGTGATGTTTGCTACACTTACCGATGAGGAGATGAAAGGTTTCATTAAGGGTAACATCATTAAGTATTCTATCCGTAATGGAATTAAGGATGGTGATAACTCTAAAGATGTCGAGAAGGCTAAGTTCTACATGCAAATGCTTGGAGACTATGCCGACTATAAGGAATACTATCGAGACACCTATTTTTGCGAGGATTAAGAGTCATGGGACTTGATTGTCATATTTATGCAGTTCCCTATAGCCTTCAGAACAAAGTTAAGACAGAGTGCAATGACGAAGGAGACTTTAGCACCCCTTCTCCGTTTCTCGAAGACATAGCTTGTCCTGATGCCTATACTGGTGCTGAAGGTGGCTTTTTTGTTTTCAGTCATCTTGTAGCTTACTGGCGTAAGAACTGGTTTATTTACAAGTTCTTTGAAGAGTTCTATCCAAGTTATGAGAATGCTGACTACAGGTTGCTGGATGATATTGCTATTGAGAGACTTATTAAGGAGCTTAAAGTCACACCTCAAGACGAATATGAGGCAATCAATGGCAATGACTATAGTGTTGTAGCTGCTGACATTGAACACCTGAGTAAGATTCTTGAGATGATGCGTAAATATAAAGGTATCTTAGAGTTTTACTGGGAGGGTGATTATTAAATCTGACTGTAAGAAGAGTGAGATCAGCCTAGTCTAGCTAACTAGGTGTGACCCCTAAGGGACTGGCTTATATATAAGGTTGCATGAAGCTTCAGGTCGGGTCTCATTCTTCTACTTTAGGCGAGTTGCTAATGTTGGTCTTGGAGTCGGTCTTATAAACCGATAAACAGAAAGAAAGCACTGTCTAGATAAGGCAGGTCTTATGACTGAACGTGGGTTCGATTCCCACCTCGCCTACCAAATACTTTAAGGAGAAATAATTTGGTTAACCATACGATTAATGACACCACGACTATTCAGGGTCAGTCTATCGCTACGGTGATTGCAGATACGGTTTATAAAGGTTCTCGTATCACGACTCTTGAATTGGTCTATCCTCGATACATTCATAGTGAGTTTATGACTCACCGAATGTTTAGCCGTAATGCTTCTTCTAGCCGTGCTATTCCTATCGAAAAGATAGTGAATGAGGTACTTACTGACCCTGTAGGTTTCGACTATGTAGGATTCAATCAGTCTGGCATGGTGGCTGCTGAAGAACTCCCTGAAGATTTGAAAGAAGATTTTCTTGCTGAGTGGAAACTTTGGGGTATGCAGACGGCTCTTAAAGTCAAACTGTGGGCTAAGAAGTACAACATCCATAAGCAAACCTTGAATCGAGCTTTGGAACCTTGGAGTCGAATTAAGGTACTTGTAACTGCAACTGAGTGGGACAATTTCTTTAAGCTTCGACTGGCACCGGATGCACAACCTGAGATTCAGAATTTAGCTAAGGCTATGAAGTCAGCTATGAATGCTTCTACACCGGTAGAGTCTAAGATGCACTTGCCCTATGTTGATCTGACAGATCGTGAGCCTGAGTATACTGACATGTATCACTCTGTAGCTCGTTGTGCCCGTGTGTCGTACAACAATAACGGGGGTACTACGAGTACGCTTGAAGAAGACAAGAAGCTGTTTGAACGTCTTCAAAATAATGGGCATTGGTCTCCCTTTGAGCATACTGCTGAGTTCGTAGGTGACAATGATATGCACGCTAATTTCTACAACTGGCGGTCTCTTCGAAAGGTCTATGAACTAGCCGGAGTATAATAACTGATTGGGGTATAGCTCAATGGCAGAGCACTTGGCTTTGACCCAAGGGATGTAGGTTCAATTCCTGCTGCCCCTGCCAACAGGAGACATTATGCTACACACTTACAGAGATGCAATTACCGGTAAAGTCTATCAGGTATACGATGATGAGCCTCCTGATCGTGATGATCCTGAAGAAGACGAGGAGGAATCAGACGAAGACTTTGACCTTGACGATTCTGTATATCAGGCTTATGAACGAGAGCTAGAGCGTTATTACTCTTGGTTATACAGAGATAGATGGTGAAGAGTGTCCTAGTTAGTCCTGCTGAGTGTGTACAAACAAAGTAGGATAAAGAAGACTATATCGAAGGTCTGGACGGATATAGCGCACGAAGTTCTTCTGGGTTTTTCATTCGTGCATTGTTTTCTCCTTGAAAACTTTGTTTTCTCCTTGAAAACTTTGTTTTCTCCTTGAAAACGTTGTTTTCTCCTTGACGTAGGGGCTATCTTAGAGTTATACTCTAGGGTAGCCCCATTTTTTTAAATTTGTAACAATATGAGAGCCAATCGTTTCATTAGTCATCTACCATGTCCTAATTGTGGTAGTCACGATGCACTAGCAGTATATTCTGATGGTCATGGTTATTGTTTTAGCTGTAATACATACTACAAAAATACAGACAAGGAGGAAATAGTGTCTGACAATACAAACACCTCAGAGTCTAAGTTTGAACTCGTAGAGATCGGAGTGTTGAACTATGAGGCTCTACCGGCTAGAAAGATCACAAAGGAAACCTGTCAGAAGTATGGTTATCTTTGTGGGGAATACAAAGGAAAACCTGTTCAGATTGCTTGCTATTATGATTCAAAGGGCAATTGTGTTGGTCAAAAGCTACGTTTTAAAGACAAAGGATTTGCTGTTAAGGGTAAGATTAGTAACATACTTTTTGGTTCTCAGCTTTGGAGCAGTGGTAAGAAGATCGTAATCACAGAAGGTGAGATTGATTGTCTTACTGTGAGTCAGCTACAGGGAAACAAATGGCCTACTGTAAGTATTCCTAATGGTGCCCAAGCAGCTAAGAAAGCTATTGAGGCTAACCTAGAGTATCTGAACAACTTCGAAGAGATCATCCTGATGTTTGACATGGATGAAGCTGGACGTAAAGCTATCGAAGAGTGTGTTGATGTGTTGCCTGTAGGTAAAGCCTATGTAGCTAACCTACCAATGAAAGACCCTAATGAATGTCTTGTTAATGGTAAGGGTGATGCTGTCATTCAGGCAATCTGGAATGCTAAACCATACAGACCTGATGGAATTGTAGCAGGTACCGATCTTTATGAAAAGTGTGTAACTGATATAGATGACTTAAAGGATAGTGTACCGTATCCTTTTGAGGCATTGAACAACAAAACTAAAGGAGCTAGGCATGGCGAACTTTATGTCATCACGAGTGGAAGTGGTATGGGAAAATCTACTTTACTCAGGGAGCTTGAATTTTATTTTGGACAAACGGAAAACTGCGGAATCGTTGCTCTTGAAGAAAGTAATAGAACGACTGGACTTGAACTCATGTCTCTCTATTGTAACAGAAGACTCCGACTGTACCCTGAGGCTGTCTCTGAATCGGAACGATCAGATGCTTTTAGTGCAACTATTGGGAATGGAAGGTATTTCTTGTACGACCACTTTGGCTCGCTTGATAGCAGCAATTTGTTGTCTAAGATTAGGTACCTGATTGTTGGCTTAGGTTGCAAACGAATCTTTCTGGATCACATTTCTATTGTTGTCTCTGGCATGGACAATGTGGATGATGGTGGGGAACGAAAGGCAATTGACAAACTGATGACTAACCTTCGTTCTCTGGTAGAAGAGACAGGTTGTACAATGTTTGTGGTGTCTCACCTGAAGAGACCTGAAGGTAAGGGACACGAAGAAGGAGGAAAAGTCTCTCTCAGTCAACTCAGAGGCTCTGGTGGTATTGCACAGTTAGCCGACATGGTGATTGGCTTAGAGAGAAATCAACAAGGTAAGAATCCTAATGTTCTTACTATTCGCCTATTAAAAAATCGCTTTTCAGGCGAAACTGGTGTCTCTGGTTATATGTATTATGATTCAGAGACTGGACGTTTAAGTGACTATAAAGGAGATATTGAAAGTGACTATGGATTCACTCAAGAGCAAGCTTCTGGAGATTTTTAAGATTATCATCAACGCACCTGTATTGGGAATTCTCTGGGCTACTGACACCTGTCCTCCTGAAGAAGAGGGGAATAAGAAGTTGTTTGCCTACGTTGGTAATCTTCTGGTTCTCTGGGTGTTTATCATTGCTTGTATTGTAGGGTTGTGGTAACATAACATAGGCAAAACTATAGGAGGGTATAGGAAATGCTGAACGACAGTGAAAAACTGATTGATTACACAACAAAGAAATACTTAATCACAGACATTGAGACGAATGGTTTGTTAGATACTGTCTCAAAGTTCTGGTGTGCTTGGTGCTATGACTATGAGCGTAAGTCATACATTGGATTCAAAGACATTGATCTTTATGTTGCCTATCTGGAAGATGCTGTAGATAAAGGTTATCGTCTGGTCTATCACAATGGAATTAAATATGACATACCTGCATTAAAGAAGATCATGGGTAGAGACTTGAAGTTCAACCCAAGGGAATGTGTCGTTGATACTCTTGTCTTAGCTAGGCTCATCTACACACAGATTAAGGACATTGATATTGGCTTGATTAAGTCCGGCAGACTCCCTAAGAAACTCTATGGCTCTCACTCATTGAAAGCTTGGGGTTATCGTCTGGGAATCTTGAAGGGAACTTACGGTGAACAAGAAGAAGCTTGGAATCAATTCTCAGAAGAGATGTACGAATACTGTAAGCAGGACGTTGCAGTTACTCTAGAACTCTTCTCTTTGTTGTTTAAGAAGCAATATCCTGTATCCTCCATTGAGCTTGAGCATAGCATTGCTTGGGTGATGGCTAAACAGGAACGCAACGGGTTTGTCTTTGACTATGATAAAGCGGTTACTCTTTATGCTACTCTTAGTGCTAAACGTAGTGAGATTGAAGATAAACTTGTGAAGACTTTTGGCTCATGGGAGAAATACATTGGAGACAAAATCTACAAAAGAGACAACGCTAAACGAGGGATTGTTGCTGGCGTACCTTACCCACAGTATGAAACGGTGGTTTTCAACCCTAGCAGCCGTGAGCATATTGCTAAAGTCCTTATGGAAAGGGGGTGGACTCCGACAGTATTCACAGAAACAGGAAAACCTAAAGTAGACGAAGAGACTCTACAGTCTGCTATGGATATACCGGAAACAAAGCTAATCCTTGAATACTTGTTGATACAGAAGCGTATCTCTCAGTTAGCTGAGGGTGATTTTGCTTGGCTGAAGATGGAGAAGAAAGATGGTGATGGTATCCATAGAATTCACGGTAGCGTTAATCCTAACGGGACTGTTACTGGTCGTGCATCTCATAGCTTCCCTAATGTTGCACAAGTTCCTGCGGGACATTCAGAATATGGAAAGGAATGCAGGGAGCTTTTTAGAGTACCTGAAGGATGGTACGAATGTGGCATTGACGCTTGTGGACTTGAGTTGCGTTGCCTTGCTCATTTCCTTTATCCATATGATAAGGGTGAGTACGGTGATATTATCTTAAATGGTGACATCCATACGCATAACCAACAGCTTGCTGGGTTACCTACTCGTGACATGGCGAAGACATTTTGTTATGGACTTTTGTACGGAGCTGGCAATGAGAAGATCGGTTCAATCATTGGTGGTAGTGCTGCTGAAGGTAAAGCTTTGAAAGACAAGTTTATGAAGGGACTACCGGCATACAAGAAGTTAACTAAAGCTATCCACAATGCCTTGGTAGAAGATGAGAGGTTTATAGGTGGTAAAAACATTGTTAAATGGCGTAAGAGATTCCATCGTGATAATCCTAGTCTTGATATTACTCATAGTCTCATTGGTCTTGATGGTCGCATTCTTTATTGTCGCTCTCCCCATAGCGCTCTTAATCTACTGCTTCAGTCCGCAGGTGCGCTCGTCTGTAAGCAGTGGGTGGTCTTCTGGGAAGAAGGAATGAGAGCTAGAGGTTTCGATCATCACAACGACTTTAGGTTGCAAGCTTGGGTGCATAACCTTTCACATTGTGCACGTTAAACTAGGTTAATTCGGTGAAGCCCCACGAGGGTAATACCGAGCTAAACATGGAGGAAACTATGCGTGGTAAACCGTTAATCTTTACTACCACTAAAGACGGTTGCATAGTTTCTACCTCACACAGACTCAATCAAGATGGGTATCTCAGAGTGAGAGACCCTAGTTATAGAGGCTCTGGTCGTGCTCCACTTGTCATGTATCATCGTTACGTTTGGGAATACTTGAAAGGTTCTATTCCTGAATGTAAGGAGATACATCATAAGTGTCACAATCGAGCCTGCTGTAACATAGATCATCTGGAATTGATTGATATTGTCGAACATAAGTGTGAACATAATCACACTAGGTATAAGAATAGAAAAGATGAAGCTTATGCCTATTGGTTAGACAATAAAGATATTTCCGGTACTGATCTAGGTGAGCTGTTCGGAGTCTCTTTTTCTACTGGTTGTAGGTGGATAAGAGAATGGAAGTGTAGAGACTAGGAATATTCCGTAGGGGCTATGGGTGAAACTCCCATAGTCTCGAAATGCCTAGCACAGCTAATACCAATAGGCTGTGAAGATATAGTCCGACACCCGTAGTAATATGGGAAACAGTAGGGATGAAATTCAGGTTGCTTGTCGCACTAAAGAGATTGCTGATGCTTGTGTAGAGATTGCACAGGAAGCTATGAGAAAGACTCAGGAACACTTTAAGTTTAACTGTCAGTTGGATACCGAAGGAAAGATCGGGCATAACTGGATGGAATGTCACTAAGGAGAAAACTTTGAGTACAGAACCTAGATATATTCACATTGAATTTAATCATAATAACGATGGCCGTATTGGAGCTACAGTAAAGAAACTCCTAAAGGATGGAACTAAAGAGATACTGTTATTTCCTGACCAAGATATTACTATAGAAGAAATGTACTTTGATGTCTTTATGAACCTATTTCCTAAAATTGAATTTATGATTGATGAGGTTTACGAAGAAGAAAAGGAGGAGGACACCAATGAATAATCTTGTAGAAATTCTTTTGTATATCCAAGAGTTTTCTCCTAAGCTTCAGAGTGATTTCGCTAGAGAAGAAGCTAAGGTTGTAGCTGAAGCAGCATCTAGAGGGTTGATCTCTTCTCTGGACTTCTGTGGGTTTGCTACGAATCGTTGGCACTTGACATCTAAGGGTGTTAAGCTTCTTCAACTATTCCAACATGAAGGGAATACAAATGAAAAGAATCTTGATTGATGCTGATATTCTGTGCTACAGATCAGCTTCAGCAGTACAAAGAGATATTGATTGGGGGGATGGCCTATATACTTGTCATGCCTATTTGTCTGATGCTGAAGATCAATTATATAGTACCCTTCAAGATATTGAAGATAAACTACATGGATATGGTTATGATATAAATAAAGACTATAAGTGGATATTCTGTTTCTCTGGTAAGAATACCTTTAGAAAGAATATAAACTCTGAATATAAATCTAATAGAGTTAATCATCGTAAACCAACTTGTTATTATGCTTTGGTTGAATCTCTAAAGTCTTCTTTAACTGGTGATCGTTGTACCTGGATGGAAGAAGATAGTTTAGAGGGTGATGATCTTATAGGTATCCTTGGTACTTTAAACGACAATGATTATAGTATTATAGTCTCTATGGATAAAGACTTTAAGACTATTCCTTGTAGTTATTTAAACTTCTCTAATGGTGAACTATACGTTAATGATTGGAAGTATGTAAATGCTTTCAATAATATTATGTATCAAACCATGAAGGGAGACGTAGTGGATGGCTATAAGGGAGCTAAAGGTTATGGAGACAAGAAAGCTATGTCTCTTATTAAGAAGTATGAAAATAAACCTTTAGAACTCTGGAATGCTGTAGTTAAAGAAGCTTTTAAGGATAATCTAGAGGAAGCTCTTATGAACTACCGTATGGCTCACCTGTTGTGGAATGGAGAGTATGACTTTGAGAAACACACAGTCATCTTTAAGACACCTGAAGAGCTTACCAATAGTTTCTATGGTCAACATTAATAATAAAATCTTACAATAGAGTAATGACTAAAAATAATAAAATCTTACAGAAGATAAAAGGAGGACTTTAGGTTATGACAATGTATTTTGATGAAGAAGAACCTAAGAGTATCATTGGGGCTGACTCTGAGGATTCTCTAGAGAAAACTATGGAAGAACCTAAAGTCTCTCCTAAGTTTTCTAAAAGTTTCCTAGAGTTCATGGAGAATACCTTTGATATTCGTAAGAGTATTCACTACGAAGATTCTATTGAGAAACTTAAAGGAATCCAAGAAGTGATCTCTTATATGAGATATTTATATAATAATGATTATAAACTTAATTAAAGGAACCTATAGATATGGGTGGTGTAGTTAAAAGTATTGCAAAGGTATTTGGTATAGCCGAACAAGAAGCTCCAGACGTAAAGGTTGAACAAGCAGCTCCTGCTATAGATACTCCTCCAGAAGAACCTAAAGAAGTCGATGTAGGTACTCAGACTACCGCTGAACAAAGAAAGCGTAGAGGGAAGTCTGGTCTTCGTATTGACTTGTCTTCTGCCGCAGGTGGCTCTCGTGGTGGACTTAACATTACCTAAGGAATACCTTAATGCCCCATAGTGAAGAAAAGAATTCAGTATTGATTGGTCTTGTAGAAACCAATGAAGAAGTAAACTATATTGTGGACAATGGCCGTAAGTATTTTGAAGATACTAGTGCATTGTCTATCTTTAAGATGACTGACTTTGAGTATATCAAAGAGTTCTTTAAGTCAATCATTAAGAAGGATGCAAATACTCCTTATTTTCTTTGTAAGTTTACTGATTCTAAGACCAATGAAATTGTAGGTTTTGTATTGTTCTCTATTGGTAGTCCTTGGTATAATCCTAAGCTGACTGCTATTAGTGAAGAGCTTACTGTTTCACTTAAGAAAGGCTATGGTATAGCTAGAAGTGTCGCTGCTTATATGGCCTATTTTGTAAAGGAAGGAAAAGCAGATATTGCTTCTGGTGCTAGTGCGCAGACTAATTGTGCCCCTGAAGTAGCGAATAGTTATGCTAAACTTGGCTATGATCGTTATCCTACGTACTACCTTGTGAGTGACACAATAAAAACCTTTGGTAAAGAATAACAAAAAATAATAAACATGGAAAAACAAACTGATGTAGCTTATGGTAGAGCTAAAGCAGTTTATGACAAGTTAACCCAAGACCGAGAGGATTACACACGGAGAGCCGAAGAGTGTGCAAAGTACACCATTCCTCGTCTATTCCCTAGAGAATATGACGATAGTGGTACTGATTATGCAACACCTTACAACTCAGTGGGTGCAAGAGGGGTAAACAATCTGGCATCTAAATTGTTGCTTGCATTGTTGCCTCCCAATCAGCCTTTCTTTAGGTTTGGTCTAGATGAAGAATCAATGGCGATGCTTCAGGAGTCCAATAACGAGCAAATGAAGGATGCCATTGAACTTGGTTTGTCTATGCTTGAAAACTCTGTAGTCAAGTATATGGAAGCTAATTCTCTTAGACCGACTTTAAGTGAGGCCATAAAACAGCTCATTGTAGCTGGTAATGCCTTATTGTTCCTTCCTCCAAAAGAAGGCGGTGTCAAATGTTACAAACTCAGAAACTATGTTGTTCAGAGGGATGGGACTGGTAATGTCCTTCAAATTGTAGCTAAAGATACTATGAGTAGAGCTTCGTTGCCGGACTATGTTTCTAAGTTCCTGACCGATCACAGACCTGTCTCCAACGAAGACTCTAAGCCTTCTGATGAAAAAGTAGATATTTATACGCATACCTACTTGGATGGCAATAGATGGGTGTCTTACCAAGAGATAGATGGCTTTAAGGTACCAAAGAGTGAACAAACGTATCCTAAAGACAAGCTTCCGTGGATGCCTATAAGATTCTCTAAGATTGACGGAGAGAACTATGGTCGCTCCTTTGTGGAAGACTTTCTAGGAGACTTGAGAAGCCTTGAAGTTCTTTCTCAGTCGATTGTTGATTTGTCGAAGATTGCTGCTAAAGTAGTCTATCTGGTTAGTCCTTCTTGTCAGACGAATATACAGGCTTTAGCTAAAGCTAGAAATGGTGCTTATGTCAAGGGACGTGTGGATGATGTTGTCCCTGTACAGTTAAACAAATCTGCTGACATGCAGGTTACTATGAGTACCGCTTCTAACATTGAACAAAGATTGTCTTTCTGTTTCCTTCTGAATAGTGCAGTACAAACAGGTGCCCAAGGAAGAGACAGAGTGACTGCTGAAGAAATCCGATATGTTGCAGGTGAACTTGAAGACACTTTGGGTGGTACCTATTCTCTGTTGTCTAATGAGCTGCAAATGCCTTTGGTAAAGTGCATCTTCAATCAGATGCAATCCAACGGTCAACTGCCTGACTTCGGAGAGTTTGATTCTAAGATTGAACCTACGATTGTTACCGGTGTTGATGCTCTTGGACGTGGACATGATCTTGCTAACTTGACTCAGGCTATGACAATTCTATCACAGTTCCCTGATGTTATGCAAAGTGTCAACCAAAGTAATCTTGCATTGCGAGTCTTTACGAGTGCACATATTGATCCTACAGGATTGATTAAGACACCTGAACAGATTGAACAAGAAAGACAAGCTCAGATGCAAATGTATCAACAACAGGTTGCTACGGATACAGCAGGACAAGTTGTAGCAGATCAAGCTAGAGCACAAGCACAATAATACAAAGGATGAATACTAAATGAGTGGTGAAGCCCCTAACGATACCGGTGCAGTTGTAGATACCGGTAACATTGACGTACAAGTTGGAGCTGAGACTGGTACCGTTCAGTTTGATACCAATGCAGGTAACGGACAGTCTATTATGGCTCCTGAAGGTGAACCTGATGCTCCGAACTATGATTCTGGTAGTAATGACAGTGGTGACAACAACAATCCTCCTTCTGGAGATACTACCCTAGCGGATGATGTAGCAAAGCATCAGGATACCCTTAAGGCTCTTGAAAAAGATCTCCGTAATAAAGGAGTGGACTTTAAGCAGGCCATTAAGGAATACGAAGAATCTGGTAATATTTCCAGTCGTACTTTGGCTAACCTTGTAAATGCAGGTTATCCGAAGGAAGTCATCGAGTCTTTCATTGAAGGAAGACACGCAATTGAAGAACGTTTCACTAAGGCTGTTTATGATACTGCCGGTGGTGAACAAGAATACTTTAAGATGACTCAATGGGCGGCCAATAACCTTCCTCAGAGTACCCTTAAAGCGTTCAACAAAGCTCTCGATAGTAATGACTTGGATTTGATCTCAATGATGGTTGCAGGGATTCAATCCAAGATGAACGCTACGAGAGGTACATCTAATCCTACTCTTCTGGGCAGTACCCAAGGTGTAGGTGGAGGAGAACCTAAAGGGTTTGCATCAAAGCAGGACATGATTAAAGCTATGTCTGACCCTAGATATGCGAGAGACCCTGCATATACCCGTTCTGTTGAACAAAAGATGCTCTATACTGTATTTTAAAAAATAAATAAACCGATAATAATATAATAAAAATAATAACATAATAAGAGGTTATTTAAATGGCAGCTCTTAATGATAATTCTATTTCCAATCCTGGTCAACAACTGAGTACTGGTGATCGCCGTGCGTTGTTCCTGAAGATTTTTGCAGGTGAAGTTCTGACGGCTTTTGCTCGTACCACGGTTATGATGGACAAGCATATTGTCCGAACCATTAACTACGGTAATTGATTTGCTGTAGTAAAACTCTTTTAATTGCTGGGAACTCCTATAGATAGGACAATCAGCAGCTAAGACTAACCGAAAGGTAGTAAAGTTCAACGACTAGTTTTTATAACGTAGGTATCAAGTGATACCGAAATGGAGAGATATATTATTATGAGCGAAAGCACCGAGATGGGCTTTAAGGAGTGCAAACTCTGCAAACAGGTTAAACCTTTGTCAGAGTTCTACTATAGAAAAGATAGCAAAGACTATCGTGCTGAGTGCAAGCAATGCAGGAAAAACTATGAACGTCTTAAAAAGACTGGATGGTCTCCTGAAGCTTATGAGTATGCTTGGTATCATCAGAATGGTAAGTGTGCTATATGTGGTTGTGAGTTAGGCTCTAGTAGATATACTAAACCTGCCGCAGATCACGATCATAAGACGGGTAAACTTAGAGGTATTCTCTGTACTCAATGCAATACAGCTTTAGGTCTTATGAAAGATTCTCCTTATAGGCTTGAGTCCGCGATTCGTTATTTAGAAGAACACGGAAATAATATATAAGATATAGTCTGATCTCATAGGTAACTATGAGCCGTCTAGGGTGGGAACCTAGATGGAGCTACGGGGTAACGCCTGTAGTGAAACATGAGGCAACGAAATCCGCCTCGTTCCCTGTTATGGGTCGTACTCATGCTAAGTACCTTGAACCCGGCAATAGCTTGGACGATCAACGTAAGAAGATGGAACACACCGAGAAGGTCATCGAGATCGATGGTCTTCTTACGGCTGACTGCTTGATTACTGATATTGACGAAGCAATGAACCACTATGATGTGCGTTCTGAATACTCTCGTCAACTTGGTGAAGCTCTTGCTCAGGCTGCTGACTGTGCTGTTATCAATGAACTTGCTAATCTGGCAGCTAAGAAGACTGCTGGTATGCAAGAAAATATTCCTGCAAACTCTACTCTTAAAAACCCCGGTACGGGTAAGGCTTTTGAATTTGTTACCGGTATGGACGAAGCTCAATCCGCAGCTTATGGCAATAAGTTGCTTGAAGGTCTGATTGCTGCTCGTGCTGCATTTACCCGTAACTATGTGCCTCAGGCTGATCGTTACTTCTTGACGACTCCTGAAGGTTACTCTGCTATTCTCCGTGCGTTGATGCCTGATGCGGCTAACTATGCGGCTCTCTTTGACCCGTCTAGCGGTCGCTTGATGAATGTTGCTGGCTTCCAAATTATCGAAGTTCCGCACTTCATTAACGATGGTGTTGACAGCAAGCACACCCTCAAGGCACAACTTACGACTGCTGTGTTGCAAGGTATTGTCTTCCATCGTTCCGCTGTGGGTACTGTGAAGCTCCGTGATCTTGCTATGGAACAAGCACGTAGAGCTGAATATCAGGCAGATCAAATCATTGCCAAGTACGCGATAAACAAAACCTGTCGCGTTAATCTTTTCTAAATAACGGGAAAGCATAAGCTAACCCGATTGAAGCTATATAACTCAAAAACAGTATAGGAGATATACAAAGTGAGTAAGTATAACGAAACTCTTAATAAATATCTTGCAGGGTTTATTGATGCAGATGGAACCCTTGCATTTCACTTTAATAAAACTGTAGATGGATATTTTAGAATAGGTTTACAGTTTGGTATTACACAGATAGACAACAGAGGCAGAGGCTTTAAGCTTCTGGAATTCCTTAAAGAATCCTATTGTGTAGGAAGTCTGTCTGATGTGCCAAGTAAAAAACAAAAGTATTGGAAGGTAGCAAATAAAGATGAACTCGAAAAGTTCTTACCTCATGTAATCAAACACATGGTTATTAAAGGTAAGCATTTTCAAAGAATGCTAGAGAAACGAAGAGAACTAGCAGGAGTTAATCTTACGCAAGAACAAGTAGATGCCTTGAGACAATTTGCTAAAGAATCAAGGAAAGATACCGGTGCTATCCGATACAAAAAGAATGCTAGCCCTGCATGGTTAGCTGGATATATAGATGGTGATGGATACCTAAGACATTCTGATAAAGAACATTGGCTTAAAATCCATGTACAAACTTCTGATGTTGTTGCTGTAGAATTAATACAGAACACTTATGGTGGTAAGATATACCCGACAACAAAAGAAAACATAAAAGAGTTTCGATTAAACTTTGGAGCATCGTTCTACGGAACTGCTAACAAAGTATTGAAGGCTATCATTCCGCATCTAAGAATAAAAAGACATGATGCTGAAATGATTCTTCATTGGCACAAGCAACGACTAAGTGAAAAGAACTCTACGGAGTAAGCGATAGTCTAAGGGACGAAAGTCCTATTGGGGCCACGGTGGTCTTAGACCTGAAGCTGTTGGTGTCTTTGTGAAGACTGCTCAGACTGGCTCTGATGACTAAGGAGTAGTCTATGCCCGCTGATCTTACTAAGTATGCAAACACCTACGATATTACAGCTAAGAAGTGGGTGAAAGACATGACGGATTCTGAGCTTGAAACTTATGGCTACAAAGAAAAGGCAGAAGAAGGTGATGAAGAAGAAACATTGTCTGTCCAGACTGTAGCTTCTAAGACGAGAGCTAAGAAAACAGTAGCTTAACAATTAATAAACTATAAGCCCTAGAGTGTACTATATGTATGCCCTAGGGCTATTTTTTCGACATTAGATAGTGTAAACTATCTTCGATATTTTAGGAGATTAGCTTTGATTATAACTCCGCAAAATGAATTAGATGCAGTCAATGAAATCCTAAGTGCTATAGGCTCTTCTCCTGTTTCTAGCCTTGAAGACGAAAACAATGTTGATGTCATCAATGCTAAAAGAATTCTTAAAGGTGTATCTAAAGAAATACAAGCAAGAGGCTGGTTCTTTAATACTCTTGAAATGATACATCTTGACCCTGAAGATAACCGGTATGGAAAACTCAATGTTCCTTGTCCTAATAGTTATCTCAGGTTTGAAGCTCCAACCTATAAGTTAATTCGAAGAGACGGATATTTCTTTGATGTCTTTAGTCAAACCAACATATTTCCTGAAGGTTTGGACATTAAGATACTCGTTAAAGAACTTCCGTTCAATGAGCTTCCAGAACAATTTAGAAAATATATTACAGTTCGTTCTTCTAGAATATTCCAAATGAGATATCTAGGAGACGATGGGTTAGACCTTCATCTTCAAACTGAAGAGACTGCTGCCTATGCAGATGTGATTGACTATGATTTGACTACAGGTGACTACAATGTCTTTGAGGATGGAGACTTTATCCAGATAGCACGACACAGAGGAGTACCGTATGCCCCTTATTTCCCAAAGCATTAGTTCCTTTAAGGGTGGCGTATCCCAACAGCCTGATATTATACGGTTCCCTGACCAAGTAGAAGAGCTTATTAATGGATTCCCTAGTGAAGTAGAAGGTCTTCAGAAGAGACCTCCGACTATTCACATAGCTAGACTTGGGGACTCTATGGGTAACAACAAAGTGAGATACCATGTTATCAATAGAGATGAGAAGGAGCAATACATTCTAGAGATGCGCTCAGGCAGTCTTAGAGTATGGGATTTGAAAGGTAACGCTAAGACTGTCAACATTAAGGAAGACTCCAGCTATCTGACTGTAACTGATCCTATAAAAGAATTCAGAGCTGTAACTGTAGCTGACTATACGTTTATTCTTAACAACACCATTAAGACTGCTATGACTGATGATCTCAGTCCAGACACTAATGATGGCAAGGTGTTGTTTGATGTCAGAGGTACTGCCTATGGTAAGACCTATGAGATATGGCTTAATGATGAGTTCTGTGCCGGTGTAAGACTTCCTTCAGGTAACTCTGCATGGCACGCTAGATATGCCAATACTCAGAAGGTTGCAGAGTGTCTTTACTATGCTTTGATTGGCACTAAGCCTACTGAAGGTTACTGGGAAGGTGTAGCATGGAAGACTGGGTTTAGTCAACTGGCATCTTCAGGTGACGAAGATGTATGCTCTATTGCTACGTCTGATGATGGTTGGAATAATGTAGGTATCACAGATACTTTTGAAGCAGCACAGATAAACAACAGTTCTACATTGTCTGTCCGTAAGAAAGATGGAAGTGGCTTTGAGTATAATATTGAAGATGGTTATGCCGGTGGTAACTTCTATTCTGCTAAGGACTGGGTGTCTTCAGAAAATAAGCTACCCAATGATGCACCTGATGGTTTTGTCTTGAGAATTAAAGGTTACACTTCAGGTGATACTTCGGATGACTACTATGTCAAGTGGAATGCTAGTGAAAAGACTTGGCAAGAAACTCTAGCTAGAGGTATCCCCTATAAGATTGACGCTAAGACAATGCCTCATGCACTTGTCAGAGAAGCTGATGGAACTTTTAGTTTCAAGAGATTGGAATGGATAGATAGACAAACAGGTGACGAAGACAGTAACCCTGAGCCTACCTTTATCACACGTACAATCAATGACATCTTCTTCTATCGTAATAGACTAGGGTTTATTGCAGATGAGAATATTATCTTGAGTGCTAGTGCAGACTTCTTTAACTTCTGGTTTGAGACTGCTACGAGTGTCCTTGATACGGATGCTATAGACGTAGCTGTGAGTTCCAATAAGGTATCCATTCTGACTCATGCTGTGCCATTCTCTAGGGAACTTATGTTGTTTGCTAGGGAAGGACAATTTGTATTAGGCTCTGATGGTGTCTTAACTCCTAAGTCAGTTAAGGTAGACCAAGTGTCTAGCTTTGTGTACAATCCTAATGTTCAACCTATCAATATTGGTAACAGCATTTACTTTATTAACGATAGAGTGAACTATTGCTCTCTTATGCGTTTCTATACGATTCAAGATGTAGCAGACTTAAGAGATGCTGAGGATTGTTCTAGTCACGTACCTCGATATATTCCTACAGGAATCACTAGACTCTCGGGTAACTCTACAGAAAACGTTATTACGTGTCTTTCTGATAGTACCCCTAATACTGTATATACTTATAAGTTCATTCTTGTCAACGATAATACAATCCAGCAATCATGGTTTAAATGGACTTTTGGTACTGATGACAGTCGTGTCTTATTGGCTGACTTTATCAATGCTAATATATACATGATTATAAGTACACCATCAGGTTTATTCCTAGAGAAAGCTGAATTGACTGGTAATACTCTAGATTATCCTGATGAGCCTGTAAGACTATTCATGGACAGAAAGACAGAGTACACGATACCTCAAGGAAACAAGTATAGTGATTTCAATAATTATACAGAGGTGTCACTTAAAGATGTCTATGGTACGACTCCTACAGAAGGCTATACGTATTTCCTTGTCACTCCTGAAGGTTATCTTTATAAGACAAGCGAATGGGATGATAATGGTGTATTCAGACTTACAGGAGACCTTAGAGGCAAGAAAGTATTTGTAGGCAGACAATATGTTCTTGATGTTACTTTGTCTAGACCTTTGATTAAACAGAATAATAGTCAAGGTGCTGTTGTATCTGAAGACGAAGGGAGACTGATGCTTAGATACTTCTGGTTTAACTATTCTGATTCTGGTGTATTTAATACGAAGGTAATCAATAGTTTGAAACACAAAGAATATACTTATACTTGTACATCTAAGAATCTTGGTGTCTCTGACTTGTTACTTGGTGTCAATAAGGTATTCGGTGGACGCTTTAAGTTCCCTGTGCATGAGCTGAATAATGAGGTAGCTATTAAACTCTATAGTGACAATATGCTCCCTGTGAATATTGTTTCTGGTGGTTGGGGAGGTATGTATGTTAGAAGAACTCAGAAGGTGTAACAATGGCAGGTAATTTTGTTGGGGGTATTATTGGTGCGGCTATAGGTACAACTGTTGGTTTAGTTGGCTCTATTAAGGGTATAAGAGACACACAGAAAGCAATGAAGGAAGCCTATCTTAGACAGATGGAAACACTCATGCTTAACTACAACTATAACCAAAATTCCCTAAATGAAGAACAAAGATATACACTAGCTGCTACCAAACAAAACCTATTCAATCTAGCGTTAAATAGCACACAGAACAATGCTCAGATATTTGCAGCTCAAGGTGAGACAGGTTATGAAGGACGTACTGCCGGGCAAATAACTAGAGCTGTAGAAGGTCAAGTAGAAAGAAGAAGAACTAGCGTTATAGATAGCTACGAACAACAGATAAAGCAGATTAAAGATCAGCGTGATGCTCTGTACATACAGACTAAGAGAACTGTAGAACAAGCTGAAGATAACTTCAACAATATGCAGACTTCTGATCTTGAGAATTTGTTCAATGTTATGCACACTTCTGCTATGGCAGGTTACCAAGGATTTATGATTGGCTCTGGTATCGGTGGAGGCTTTGGTGGAGGTGCTGGTGCAAGTGGTGCTTCCGGTGCTTCTGGTTCTAGTATGCTTAGTGGCTCCTTCCAAGGTGTTGGACAGGCAGGTGGTTCTAGTATGCTTAGTGGCTCCTTCCAAGGTGTTGGCCAATCAGGTGGCTCTAGTATGCTTAGTGGCTCCTTCCTTAACTACTCCGGTATGTCTTCAGGAGGTGGCGGGGGAGGTTGGAGTTGGGATAGAGCAATACAGTCCTTTAATCAGGTTTACTCAAAGTACAGCTCTATACAGAATATGTTCTCTCAGTTTGGAGCTTTGGGGGAATCCATGGGTGCCTTGTTTGGTAACACTAGAAGCAATAGATATAACTTTATTTACTAAGGAGACTAGATGCCTACATATCAAAATAGTGCGGGTAATACCGGCATAGCTAGACAGTATGGCGAGTGGAGATACTTTAATTCAAGTCTCCAAAGATTGGGTGAATACAAGGGGGCTAGACTCAATGTAAGAGTTTCCCCCTCAATGGCTCAAGCTAAAACAAACTATTGGCAAGCATTGACTGGGCTTCTAGGTACTGTAGGAAAAACCTTTGAAGCATACAGAGATTATTCTTATCAACTGGCAGATAAGTATGTAGACAAGCATGGCATTGATTCCTACAACAAGGCTATGGTTGACAATCAGGTTCCTATTCAGAATAACCCCTTGGCGATGGAAAGAATTAAGGAACGCCAAGGCCAAATTCTTTCAGGTATTGTTAATAGTGACTTCAACAGTAGAATTGAAAATGGGGAGTTTGTAGGTAAATCTCCGTTTGCTGTTGAAGCGGCTATGATTGAGACTAAGTCACAGGCTCCTGAAGAACTGTCTAAGTATTTACCATTTGATATAGCTAATGACTATGCTTTCAATGAAGGTTACTGGGGAGGCTCACAAAAGCAAAGAGACCAAGCAAACCTAAAGAATGTTTCAGTCACTAGTGATAGAATCAAGCAACAAGCTCTCATAAATATATCTGGTGTCATCAACGGTATGGTTGACCAAGGATATTCTATTGAAGATGTTTTTGCCAAGATAAAGGAATTTGAAGAGACAGAGGGTATTTACTTTGATCCTTCAGAGAAAACCAAACTGTATTCTTCGATTTTTGAAAGGGGTTCTTTGAGAGCTGATGGCAAAGAGTTCCTTGACTACATTGCTAACCAAAAGGTTCCCGGTACTACTGGCACTTTTAGAGATTTGTATGGAGATGAGTTCTTTCAAACTCTAAAGGTAAAAGCCGACAATGCTAAACTTGTAGAGAATGCGTCAAACTACTATAATTTCCTTGATACTCTGTGGGATTTAACAAACAAACCTGATGGAAACATAAAGCTGACTCAGATGTTAGATCAGGAGATTAGGAATAATGGTGGCATAAAGACTAAGAGAACTGAAGCAATTTATGATTCTATAGAGAAATGGAAGAGCAACCAAAAGACTCTTCTTAAATCAGCAGAATCAGAAAACAAAAGAACATTAAATCTTGCGTCTTATATTGATTATTATAGAGATAAAGCTTTAGGAAATACTTCTGAAACTGAAGAATCTGCTATATTCAGACTTAAAGGGGATGCTAACACTAGAAAACTTGCACAACAATTTGTTGTAGGTGAAGTATTAAACTCTGGTGATACTGTCAGAATTAACACTATGCTTAATAATATAGTTGCTAATGGCGCCCCTTCTGAACTTAGGACATTTACGGCTGAACAGTTTAAGAATGCCTTTACAAAAACAACTTCTGCTGTAGAAAAGTTTGTCAATAAGGGTGTTCTACCAACAAGTGCAGATCCGGATATGGTTCCTTTTACTGATGCTAAAGGAAATAATCTAGGGTATGTTCCTAAGAATCTGGCTAGTTTTGTTGAAGTCTATAACATGAATCCTTCTGCTGTAGCTGATCTTGTTAGTAATGACAAGGGATTCAAAGATGATATGGATTTGATTAATATGGGGATGGATATGGGATATAACCCCATAGAAATCTTAGGACGTAAGCAAGCATTTATAGCCAATAATGAATCTATGAAGGATGCCACCGGTACTCCTGAGCAACAGTTTAATACACTTGTCAGAATGTCTGAAATTAGAGGCTTTGAAGAAGACAGAATACCTAAAGCGCAGTTTGCTAGAGTAAACGCAGCACTTGATGGTATTGTTTTAGCTAGAGCGCATAAGCTGAGTCTTGTGACAAATGAAAGAATGGGTAAGTGTGTCTCTGCCGCTAAAGAACAAGTTGAAGCAGAACTTGCAGGTATTAATACCTTCGTTGTTCCCCGTAGTCTTCTTTTAAAAGATTTCGCAGGAATAACTGTAGATTCAGACACCGTTGTAGATATAGCAAATGAAGTCTTTGTAGATATTGCTAAGACAGCACCGGGGGTTAAACTTCCTAAGGATTATGATGCTTCTTATTATGATGCAGCAAACAATACAATTCATGTGATTGATATTAGTGGTAATCCTAGAGGTGATATACCTATTAATGTCTTCACCAAGAAGATTAGAGAAGCTTTTGATAAAAGAAATATTGAGAGATAACAATGCCTGATAATAAACCTATTGTTGCTACTACAGGAAGTATGCAACTATTTAGTGGTAATTCCACTTCTGTATCCTCAGCAACAAATAGTGGTATTCCTATATTGGGCTTGGATACAATCAATGAACAAGAACCTAGAGTAAACAATGAGTTACCTCAAGGAACACCTAACGATATAGAATATAAACCTTATGGTTGGGATGAGCTTGGGAGACTTACTCAGGATTCCTATTCTATTTCTCCATTCGGTATGTTCTATAGACAAGCTAAGAATGGTACCGGTGACTTCTGGGAGAGTTACAAACCTTCCATTGCAGAACTTGATAAAATCTACAAACAGGTAGGTACTGATGAAGATGTCCTTGACGTTGTATTACGTGGTGCTGATACCTACGAAGAAGTAGAGAAAAACATAGCTCTCTATAAGCAGAACCTAGAGATTGAACGAAGGATTGCTAATAGTCCTTGGTACTGGCAATTATATAGTGGTATCATAGGGGCTTTTGGTAATCCTGTTGATCTCGGTACGATGGCTTTGACTGCTGTAGTTCCTCCTGCCGGTGCTGTTTTAGGTGCATCTGCTAAGGCAGCTAAAGCTATAGATATAGGTGGTCGTATAGCTGCTAATGTTGTTTCTGGTGTAGCCGCTAATCAGGTTGCAGGTGAAGTGAGTGGTCTTGAAACAAATGCGTGGAGAGACGTAGCGGCTATCACTACTTTGTCTGGTGCTATGGAAGTAGCAGGGTATGCCGCAGCTAAACTTAAAGCCTCTAAGATTAAGGGTGTTCTGGCACATGACAAATATGTGACTAATGGTGAGAAACCTAAAGCTATCGGTGACTTTGCACCTGAGATTGAAAAAGTAACAAAGTCTAAGGGTTTTACTACGAAACTCAATGACATGAGAGAGCAACTAACTTCTGGTCTTCCTTCTGTCGAAGTAAAGCAAAGACTTCTTGATTATGATAAAGAAGGTCTTGATAGTGTCAGCTACCTTATAAGAAACACCACTCATTGGGAACAAGGTGCTAGACACGTAAGGACTGAATCAGATCAATCTAAGATTTATCTTAATGATCCTAAGGAAACTCTTCCTGTAGACGTTATGCCTTATGATAGAAGTGATAGGCTTGGTACTACTCGCTTTGGTTCCGGTAAGGCTACTCTTTATGAAGAGACTGCAAAGCTTAAAGTGGATGATGATAAATACCTGAGAAGCTTTAGAAATGACATAGGTATTGTCTCTAAGATGTATGGAGACGAAGATGTAAGAAACTATTTGTTTCTAAAGGGTGAAGGCTATGATATTCCTCCTGAGTTAGCTAAACTGGATAAAGACCCAAGAATGCAGAGAGCTATTAAGAACTATATAGCTTCCTACAAAAAGAAGGGGGAACAACTTACTCAGGTTGATGCTATATCTGATATTTGGGGATACTTGAATTATATTCCAATGAGAATAGACAGAAGAGCATACACAGCATATAGTAAGCAATTCGCTAATACAGAGCTTGCTAGAAAGAATCTTATGCGTTATCTGATGGAAGGTGTGTACAATAGCCCTAAGCATCTTGAATGGTTCAAAGAAAGATTCGAACAAGAGCTTAAAGAAAGAGTAGCTAAAGAAAAAGAAGAAGCTGCTGCTAGAGGAATTGAGTACAAAGAAAAGAAGTTGTCTCAAGAAGACTATGATGCAGAACTGAATGACTTTATTGCTGGTAAAGCTGAAGCGGCATCTAAAGGTTATTCAGATCAGGGTGTCTCTTTAGAAAAACACTCTGATGATTATAGTGATTTCAGTACAGGGTTTTCTTTTACAAAGGAGAGAATGCCTTGGAATGCAGCATACGTTGATCGAAATGGTTTCTCTTTGAATAGTATTAGAGCTGATCCTGTTGATACTATAGAGAGATACAACAGACGTGCTAATGGTTTGATTGCTACTAAGCGTGTGTTTGGGAAGACCTTTGATGAACTTGATGCTGATATTGTGTCTTCAGCTAATGAGCTGTTTGATAAGCATCATAAGGATACCAAGATAAGACAACAATACCTTAGAGATATGAGGGCTATGATTAGAAGAGCCTACGGCATGAATGTCTCAGAGAGAAAATCCTATGATGCTGTAGATGCTTTTATGGCTCTCTTCAAAAATGGAATGTTCTCTACTGTAGGTACTTTTATGGGTGCTTTGAACTCTGGTGAGATCGGTATGCTTGTTAATTCCTATGGTGCAGGCAGTCTTATTAGAAGCATACCGGGTGTTGGAAATATCTACTCTAAGTTGGCTAAGTCTGGACACTTAGACAAAGCTAGTATTGAGTCTATCAAGAAGCATATAGTTGGATATGAGTTCAATGAAAGATTGAATCTTAGGGCGGCTATCAAAGAAGCCACAGACAACTTTGAAGACATGAATCCTTATCTAGCTAAGGCTGTTGGGGCTTCTAGATTCATGGCTGAACATTCTCCTGCTAGTTTTGTGATGCGTGGTTTTCAAGGACACATTAATGATGTGATTACGGATGCTGTAACGTCTGAACTCATAACAAGAGCTTTAAGCACTAAAGGTGGTATCAAGGGGATGTTTAAAGACCCTAAAGCATTTGAACGATTAGGCATCACTAAGGACGACATTAAATATCTTAATAGAGTCTTGAGACGCTATACTACTACCAACAAGGACGGTTCATATTCCCTGAAAGAAGGCTTTGAATCTCTGGCAGATGATGATATGTTCAGAGACATCTTTGGTAGACTCCATAAGTATGCTTTTGAAGAATGCTTGCAGAGAAGAAATCCTGATGACATCTTTACGTGGCAGTTGGGAGACAAGAGTATAATGCTTGATCTGGCTATGCAGTTTAAGACGTTTGCTATACAGTCTTACAACAAGAGATTCGTAAAGATGCTTAACCGTATTGAGGATGGGGATAGTTTGGCAATGTTTAACTTTGCTGTGACTACTACTGCATTGTCTGGTACTGTCAATATGCTTGTCTCTTATACTCGTTCTCTTGGTATGGAAGAAGAGGCACGAAATGACTATCTTGATAGAACTATAGGATTCCATGATTTCAAAGACCTAGATAATCCTGAAGTTCTCGCTCAGGCATTGTTCTATAATATGGTTAACCGTAATCCTATTATAGCTGCCTTCGCACTCGGATGGAATACTTTCGGTATTGGTACCGGTGGTAAAACAACAGCCTCGATTA